GAGGACCACAACTGTGCTTTTTCACCTTCTCTCTGCCAGAGGGAGCTAAGGTCAGGGGGTCAGACCTGCCCTTGCCTTTCTCCTTGCGTTGACTAAACGCAAACAGTCGCTACCTAAGACCCGCCAAATCAGGCGCGGCGTCCGCCCCGGCAGAGAGTTGAACTCTGCCCTTAGATAGTGCCTCTGACTTTCGCAGCGTGCTACGGGACATTTGTTTATGCCCCGACTAACAGCCTGTTAGGGCTCCACCCACACGCTACGTTTTTTTGATTCGATTTTTAAAGAACTGTTTATATAGTACCAAACATTTAAATAAATGTCAAGCACTTTTTTTAAAATGGCATAATATGCGATCCGTGCTCGAGCGCGCCCTGTACTAAGGCATCTACCTTGTCGGGGGCTATGGCATAAATAAGGTACGCTATCAGAGCGATCTTTAAAACTTCTAAGAACGTTCGCATTTTTTAGTATATCCTCTTCTTTGTCAATGGCTCACTGAGCCCGTATAACGCCAGCCAACACAGTTATCGATCCAGTCACACCACTCCTCGCAACCCCACGTACAACACTTCCCCTCATAACGTCCTGAGTGATAATCATAGTATTCTGTACATTCCGCCGGCGGGAAAAGGTATGGTTTAGGCGCATCTGCGTCGCAATGGTCATAAATAGTAGTGATTTTTGCATATGCTGTAGGTTCGGTGGAGTGATATGTTTGGAGCACGCGGGGTAAAGTATCGTGAGGAACTAAACAACCGCTTAGTAACAGAGCGAATGTTATGGTAAGTGCTTTACTCATGGGAAAAATATTTTTCGAGTCGCCTTTTCACTCTGCATCCTCTGGGGAAACCAGCGTGCCGTTGACCGTACCGTCGATGAGTCTATCCCAACCGACGACGTGACTAACCTTCATACCGGATTCGATCTCGTCAAGTTCCTCGTCTGTAACTGTCACTACATAGCCTTCCAGGTCATACGTTTCGCCGTCGCCCAACACAATAATCTTTGTTTTTCCTAAATCTCTCATATTTTACACCTCGTCGGCATTAAATGGTTTTTCGGTAGATGCCAGACACCATATGATTTCAGCATCATAGTTTATAGTACAACCGGTGAAGCTATATATTATACCTTCTCGAGGGTATTGTTTTGTCTTTGGTTTATCATCCCTGGTTATAAAAGCAGCTATAATAAACAATATACTGACTATCTTAATCATTTCTTTCTAAAACGTACACTGTAGTCCATTAAAAACTACTTGCGCGGCAAGTATGCACTGTAGCCCAAAAATCTCAAACATCAACAGCGTTTCCTTTTTTTTCGATTGTTTCTGTTACCAGTATATCAAATATTTAAATGGATGTCAAGCATTTTATTTTCTCTAAGAATCTCGGGTACTTTCACGCTATCACCTCAAAGTGTCCCTGAGTGTAGTTGCCGCACCAGACGCTTGCACCTTCACAAGAGAGCACAACGTCAACGTAGCCACTCAGAGGGGGATTGTTCCACCGATCCGGGCGTACGTCAACGACGATGCCCACACAACCGGCTGGGTATGGTCCCTCATCGACAGCGCGGTTATCCCAGACTGCTCGCGTGTTTGTTACTAAATCGCCTACTCTCATTTTTTATTCTTCTCGTCTGAGTGTATATATATAATATCAAATAATCGCCCATTTGTCAAGTTCTTTTTCAGTCTCGACAACTGCGCGTATTTGTTGAACATTTTCGATTGTCGCGGGGATTACATTCTCTTTGATGGTAGCTAACATCGGAGAATCACTACAGATATTGCTCCAGCTAATAAAATAATAGTATGGATTCTCGTCTAGTATGATGCCCAGACCGTATTCTTCGCCTATTGAGGGCAACCCTGATGCTGGTTTCCAGGCGTAGACTACCAAATCACCGACTTCCACTGATCACCTTCAAGTGTTTTTTATTCGCTATAAGTCGTCCTGCACTGGGTATGCGTAACCACATAACAAAGGCATACATTGGGTTTGTTTTGACAATGATCCCAACTCCATGCTTGTCGCCGGAACCTTCGTAGTGGTCATAAACTACCAAATCACCGACTTCCACTGACCACCTCGAGATCTCGTTCGAGAAAGCGGCGTTCTTTGCCAGCCCATTTTGTGCAAACCAACCGAACAATATGGTATTTTATAATATCGTGCTGGTCCGAGGGGTCTGTGTGTACCGTGTCAGTAACCAGAGCAATCGTGCCAGACGGTACGCCAATGGACCGACGTGTAATCTTCACCAAATCACCCGCTTTCACTGATTACCTCCAACGTAGTGTGCGGCCAGATTATAAGCTCTCCGTCCAAGTGAGCAACTAAGACTCCTGATTTGGACGGAGAAGCATCAAGCACAATACCGAGTGGGAGAATCTCTAGTCTCGTCTCGATATGCTTTACTAAATCTCCTACCTTAACTGACAACTTCCAATCCTCCAGAGAGTTCCCACGTAGGCTCAGACTGCCCACTCCACAGTACGTGAGTATCGCCCCACTCCACAGAATAATCAACAGTATCCGCAGTAGCAACTACCAGCCCAAACTTGCCAGTTCCTTTATCCCACTCCGTTGCTTCGACCAGATCGCCGGGATGCACTTTGTCGTAATAGGACATTTTGGACCAGTTTTGTTCCTCGCGCTTCTTCAAATAATCACGCCATTTATTTCGGCGGCGTTTCATTGCGGCTTCACTAGCCATCATACATACCTGTCGATTTTATTAATGATTTCTTGTTCTTGCTTCTCTTCGCGTATTGCCTGCTTAAAAAGCAGGTTAGCCCAGGACGTCGCTAATGAGCCAGTAAAAGCTCCAAGAGCGAAAATGAATATATACCCTACCGAGTCCATTTATAGCCTCTACAGGAGCGTCTGGCGTCCTGCTTCTTCTTATCGCCATGATTGCCTGCCCCCTTGCGGAAGTGGGCATGGATGGCGAGCCAGTTACGAAGTTTGATCTTTTTATTCTTATTCATGCTCCCATTATAGCAAACATTTAAATCAGTGTCAAGTTTTTTTTTGTGGACCCGGAACATGGCGTTAGCTTCTCGATAGCTTCCTCCGCTTTCTCTCTCACTCTCCGTAGATCAAATGCCTCCGCGACCTTTCCCCATCCTTCATAGTCTTTTTCGCGTTTTACACAGTAAGCCCTGATTTCCTCGAGGGCTATTATTGCATCATTAAAGGGTGATGGCGTCATAATATACTTACTCAAAAATACCGGCATATGCAGACTGACGTGCAAGCTCGCCGATCTTAGGCTTATCTGACCTTTGTTCCAACGCGGTGAGGGTTTCGCCATCTTCTAGGTAAAACTCGTGCGTTACCTTGCCGCGCCGGTCAACGCGCGCCCAGATATAAACTCCCTCTATTGTATCAGCTTCTAGCAATACGCTATAACATTCATCATTCATTATTAACCTCTCTCTTATTGTTCTGGGATCGCAAGTACCCGTTCATTAGTTTGAAAGTAAGGGTGCTTGGCGTAATACTCCGTTGTTAGCCACATTCTTTGACACTTACTAGATTTAGGCTTTGGGGCGCACAAGTCAGTAAGAAGAATGTGACCGTCAAAGCCATTCGTATTAACATAGTCAGTTGGGGGGTTAAAGTCCGTTCCTCCATAACGCACACGTTCCCACACCCGCTTCTCCCCTTTTTTCCAGACAAAAATCTTATTCTCTGCGACTGTGCAATCAAACGGAATCACAGTAAACTCCGCTAGTTCAGAGAGTTTATTCAACTCAGAAAAGAACTGTGCGAGCATGTCATCGCTGACTGAGCCAGACTGATCAATGCTGATAGCAATCTTAGCCTGCCTACTGGTCTTACGACCAGGGTGAATATACGGATAACGACGATTAATGCGCTTGATCGAAGTAGACTTGTTAGCCTTCTGCGAGGTCTTGACAAAATATCGCAAAACCTTTTTCCAATCAACCATACTAGAAAGACGTTTCATGATGTCCTTTCGTATATCACTCGGAACAGAACCCCAGTTATTACCTCGCGAACACTCGTCTGTTGCCTTGCGGAGAGTCTCCTTGAGCCTTTCCTTTGCAATCTCCCTCGTCACGTTGTCAGCTTCTCCCCAATGCTCATGTGAATCAAACTGTCCATTGTTGCCTGAGCCACCTTCTCCTTCGCCTTCTCCTTCGCCTTCTCCTTCGCCTTCAGTCTTATCATCGCCTGCTTCTTTATCCTTCTTCAGCTTTGACATATACCACTCTGCTGTCTGACCAGAAGGATAGTCTGCAAACGGTCCTTGACCGGGTTTGAGGCACCCTTCAGGAAGATCTCCTAAATGGGAGTTAATAGCTAAATCCGTGGCAAAGTTCCAAAGACGCGGGTGTTCGCCATCTGGTCTGCGACCGGTGAGATGTTCAAAGATGATGTGATAAAGCTCATGCTTGATAATATCCCGACGATTCTTATCCGTCAAGTTCTCAAAGAAATCAGGGTTATACAGCATCTCGAACTGTGCTGTATGAGGGTTAACCAATACAGCAGCAGTAGGGATAGCTTTAGATTCACGCTTATCCACCCTACGACTCAACGCCGCAAAGAAAGGTTCATTAAGCAAAAGCCTAGCAACGTGGGTATTTAAATCAAACGCTTTGCTCATTTCTCATCCTTTTTTATAAATACACCCTATTGTAACAAATATTTAAATAAATGTCAAGGTTTATTTATTTAAAATATCGACAACTTTTTGTTGAAGTTCCGCAACTGCTTGTTTTAGTTGATAAACCTCATCAATGAGCGAGGACACTCTATCTGCCCGCTGCTCTACTCGAGCGAGCGTGGTTGTGTTTGCTTTGACTTGATCTTGCAAGTCGGTTGTGTTAGTAGCCATTGTGTATTACTCCTTATTTGTCGTCATCGCTGGCTTTCAGCATCTCTACCATTCTATTTGCGACGGAAACCCCGTCAACTTTGGACTGATGAAGGCGAATAGTATTCGTGATATTGTTATCGGCAGCGCCCATAACAGTCCACAACTTCATAGCCACTTCAGAGGGCAGAGTCATAAAATATTTAGCAAGATTCTGAATCTGCTCCTCTGGAAGTTCTTCTTTAAAAGACTTAACTGCTTCCAGCTTTTCTACCAACGCAGTATGGTCGTTGATGGAGAAGTCTTTCGTTTTATCGATCTCGCCATTGACAAGAATATCCTCGACTGTTACCTGTCGGTCATAGTTCTGGATAAAATCATTGAATGAAACCGCTGCTTCAAAGCCTACAAAGGCAGATGACAGGTTGTAAAGAGTGGGCGATGCGCCCTGCTCATACAACTTGGCTGCCGAAAGGCATTCGTCCAACCGCTCCCATGAGCGACGAGATGGATAAACCTTGTTGGGCTCAAAGTCGGACGCATGTTCAAGGTGGTTGCGGTTCTGATTAATGAAGTCCCACACCACAGAGTCAAGTCGTTCTTTAGCCCAATCAAGCCAATCCTCGACAGTCGGTTCTACGTCAAAGACGGTCCACCGATCAAGCTCGGCAGGGTCCATTTCCCCTACCTGATACTGTTCCCCATGCTCGCCGCCGTTGATGGCAGCAAAGATAAGGGTATTAGAATGAAGCCTGTGACCGTTCAGCTTACGAGAATCGGTAAGCTCAAAGATGCCTTGACGGACCTCGATTGTGGCGCGGTCTACCTCGTCCAGAAACAAGACCACAGCCTCGTCGCAAGCGGTTTTGAACCAGTCTGGAGGGCAGAACGAAGTTACATCTCCATCCGTTTTGGGGAGCCCGACAAGATCCCCCTCGGTCATTTGACTAGCCCTGCGCTCGACAATGGGAAGTCCGACAGTCTCCGCAAACTGGTAAACTACCTGTGACTTACCAACCCCATGACGACCGCGAAGAAGCACGGGCTTCGTAATGTCGGTTACGAAGGGTACTACCTTAAGAAATGTTTTAAAATCTACTGCCATTGGTTTTCCTCAGCTTCAAGGGGTTTTTCGATTATTGTGTTACCAGTATAACAAATATTTAAATAAATGTCAAGTTTTTTATTTTCTTCAATGATTTCGGGGACTAAGTTTCAAAGCACGCTTTAACGCACTCAACATCCTCCAGCCATCCTTCAGGTGGAGTTAACTTATTTTTGTTGGGTGACACCAAGGTAGTTTTAAAATACCCACTCTCATTGTTATAATATTTATGATGTTCTGGGATGTCGAACGAGTGATGGTGATAGCCCAAGTTACTGATGGGGGCGCATTGAAGTGCTCGACCACTTCTCATTCCAAACCTATAACCAGTTGTTCCGTCGTCTGGGAGGAATATGCGCGACCAGTCAATGCCAGTAACAAAATATACTTCCGAGTCTGCCCCGTAGCGTTCACACCGAACCAAAGCACCCGGATTAATCCCAACCTTGTTGAGATACTTTAACACCTTCTTACGATGTGCTACGTTCCCCTTATGTACTGTCGCAACTGCATTCTTCTTATGTTCGCATGTACGCTTGTTATGTTTATAGGACTCTTCCTGTTTCTCGTCATTATTATACAGATCGACGAACTGCACGCAGAAGGAGCATTGACGCTTGACCTTTTGCTTTTTATTTTTGTAGCGGCGTACTGTCCAGTTATCTTCCTTGCCTTCTGCAATGAGTTGTTCTGCTTCTTCTTTGTGTTTAGGGCAGGTACGATTGTTGTGCCCTTCTCTATAACAATATGAGCAATGAACTGTTCCATTCCACGACATTTAGTTTTTCCTCTTTTTCAAGTTTCTGTTACCAGTATATCAAATATTTAAATAGTTGTCAACCATTTTATTTTTCTTTAATGATCTTCGACACTTACGTCGCTTTCGTCCCTTGCTATTCCCAACAGAGCATACCCACATATGTCTCTCCACGGGCTCTCTCCGAAAGCGTTCTTTTTCGTTGCCAGTCTGAACAGTTTGTCAATAACTCGTGTGATTGCTAGTAAATCGCCATACTGCTCTGGCTTTACTCCGTTGGGAAACAAGACCTCTATGATTTTGCAGGACTCTCCGAAAGAGTTGCCATAGGCTTCATTCTTTTCCTGTACGAGTTTTCCTATTTCTAAGCCTATTTTCTCATATTTTTTCACTTATCACCACCGCGTTTTCATCGCCAGGAATCCAAGAATATTCGCCGTCGTCCCACATCGTCCAATATCTGTGTTTTATCTTTCCTGGTCCTGTGTGACTATTTGGCCCGTGTTCCTCAACATTGCAAATGAGCCCCACGCTGAAACTTTCATTTAAACCATCGTAAAGTCGTATTAAATCACCTACTTTCACTTACCACCTCCAAACTCCAATCTACCCACCAAGCGGGGCCTTGCGGGCATTGTACCCACTGGATTAAACAGTCTCTCAGACCGGCCCTGCCAAGACCGTCAGTGTCAACGTACTCTCGCTGTTCCACTAGCAACCCAACCCAATGTGTGCGCCTACCTTTTTTCGGACTTACTAAATCACCGACTTTCACTTATCACTCTCGTTATATCATCACAATCGGTACTGATTAGACCGTGCGAATAAAGAACATCAACCAAATAATAATGTTCGTGAGGATATGCTTCGCCTCCTGGCAAACAATCCGCTGATAGTTCAGGTTCAGCCATTACCAGCCCAACGCCCTCAAAGAGCACATCAACTAAATCACCGACTTTCATATTCTCACTTTTTTTAGTGTGTTTCTATAGTAACAAATATTTAAATGATTGTCAAGAAAATTATTTTACTGATGAAACCACTTTGAGTGATTCCTGGTCGTACCACGTAGGATCGCCCCACTTGTTTCCTGGATCATTAAACCATGTAACTAGATATAGG